TACTCTTTGAGGATATTTGGAGGTCAACCGTATCTAGAGATATGATCTTCCCAACAGGCCATGTGTACGTATTTGTATAACGTATAAGGTAGCAGCTCCTACAACTTGTTTAATAGAGGGAGTGTGCATTTTACACTACTTCTTTCTGTTTTGACTGGAGGGTAATGAAAGAAAGAGAATACCAACACAAGATCATTAATAGACTATGTGATATCTTCCCTGGATGTTTGGTTCTTAAAAACGACCCAACATACATACAAGGTATTCCTGATTTGCTAATCCTATTTAAAAACAAATGGGCGATGTTAGAAGTAAAGTGTTATTCAGACTCAATAATTCAACCTAACCAAGAGTATTATGTTGAGATGCTGAATGACTTGTCTTTTGCGTCCTTTATATTTCCAGACAACGAGGAGGAAGTATTAGATGCTCTTCAATCGGCATTTGGAGTTGCAAGGCAAACACGCCTTTTTGAGTCCCAGTAACTATAGCTGGATTAACTACACTAACGAAAAGCTACATTTAAGGTACGGCGCTGCTCAAGCAGCTAGAAGAGGAACCGACCTACATGACTTAGCTCATGAATCAGTAAGGCTTGGAGTAAAACTTTCCAAGTCTAACCAATCCATGTCAACCTACGTTAATGACGCTATTAATTACAAGATGATATGTGAGCAACCACTATATTATTCGGATAACTGTTTTGGTACGGCTGATTCTATTTCTTTTCGTAGAGGAAAGCTTAGAATCCACGACCTAAAGACTGGTATCATACCGGTTAAGTCAACGCAGTTAGAAGTGTATGCGGCCATATTCTGCCTGGAGTATGGCGTCTCACCTTTTGATATTGAAATAGAACTACGTATATATCAAAGAGATGAGATTAGAGTGTATGTACCACTACCAGAAGTAATACTAAACATAATGGATGTCATTGTCGAATTTGATAAAGAAATTCAAGAAATAAAAAACTCAGATAGATTCTAATGCAAAGGGAGGAATAATATGCTTTTTGATGATGAAGATTTTGATGATTTTGATAGAGAAACCTATACCGTTGATGAAGACAATTACGATTACATTGCTCATGTTGGAATTGTAAGAAGATCTGGTAGATACCCTTGGGGATCAGGTGGAGAAGTTTACGAAACTAAAAACAGCAAAGACTTCTTAGGGTATGTAAAAGAACTAAAAGACAAAGGTCTTACTGACGTTGAGATTGCAGAAGGCTTTGGGATGAAAACCCAAACACTTAGAGCTGCAAAAACAGTTGCAATTAATGAGAAAAAAGCATCTGATGTTGCTATGGCGCAAAGGTTAAAAGACAAAGGCGTTCACGGCTCCGAGATTGGTAGAAGACTTGGAATTCCTGAACCTACTGTTAGAACTTTGCTTGAACCAGGCGCAAACTACAAAAAGGTTCAGCAAGAAGAACTAGTTGGTATGTTGAAACGACAAGTTGACGAAAAGAAAATACTTGAAGTTGGGGCAGGTATAAATAAATTCTTTGACGTTAAACAAACTCAGTTTGATGTCGCGCTAGAACTTTGTAAAGCTGATGGATATGAACTCATATCCAACATAAAAGTTGCTGGTCTAGCTTCAAGGAATAAAACCACTCTTAAAGTTTTGGCGGTTAAAGGAACCACTTGGGCAGATGTAAGATACAACCTTGATAAAATACGTTACCCTAACGAACACATGAATGATGATGGACAAAGCGCTTTAGGTATTGTAGACCCATTACCCATCAATCCAAAAAGAGTTGGGGTTCTTTACGGAAAAGATGGTGGATCTAAAGCCGATGGAGTAACTTATCTTCGTCCAGGAGTAGAAGATATTTCTTTAGGTGGAGCTAGCTACGCTCAAGTAAGAATTCAAGTAGGTAAAGGCCATTATATAAAAGGTATGGCCATACAAAAAGAAGGATTACCAGATGGAATTGATGTTTTGTTTAACACAAACAAAGAAGACACTGGTAATAAGTTAGACGCTTTAAAACCATTAGAAGTAGATAAAGACAATGTCTTTGGTGCAAACATAACTAGGCAGATAACAAAAGATGTTGGTACTAAAAAAGTATGTACTTCTGCTATTAACATGGTTAACGAAGAAGGCGATTGGACTAAATGGTCTAAGTCTATATCCGCTCAAGTACTATCCAAACAAAGCCCTAAGTTAGCAAAAGAACAATTAGACATGACATACGAGCGCAGGGTTAATGAGTTAAATGAAATCATGAGTTTAACGAACCCAACACTTAAGAAGGCTCTATTAAAAGAATACGCAGAAGGTGTTGATACAGCAGCCGTTCACCTTAAAGCTGCTAATATGCCAAGGCAAGGATGGAAAGTAATTCTTCCTGTATCCTCATTAAAGGACACAGAGATTTACGCTCCTGGTTATAACAATGGTGAGCGAGTTGCTTTAATAAGGTACCCTCATGCTGGAACTTTTGAGATACCAGAACTTACTGTTAACAACAGACATAGAGAATCAAAGTCTTTACTTGGCGACGCCGTTGATGCTGTTGCTATAAACAGTAAAGTAGCAGAAAGATTATCTGGTGCAGACTTTGATGGAGACACTGTGTTGGTAATACCAAACGATAAAAATAGAATTCTTTCAACAAAAGCTTTAGAAGGATTAAAAGACTTCGACGCAAAACGAGAGTATCCTGAGTATCCTGGTATGAAGATACTTGCTAAGGGTTCTCCAGAGATGGGTAACATATCTAATTTAATAACTGACATGACAATTAAAAATGCCCCCACCTCTGAAGTAGTAAAGGCAGTTAAACATTCTATGGTTGTGATTGACGCAAACAAACACAAACTAAACTATAAAGAATCAGAAAAAGTAAACGGTATTAAAAACTTAAAGGATAAGTATCAAGGAGCAATTAACCCTGAGACTGGTAGGTATGGAACCCCTGCTGCTACTATTGTGTCAAGAGCTGGTTCGGCAGATTACATACTAAGGCGTAAACCAAGGACCTCTAAGTTAGGCGGCCCTATAAACAAAGAGACCGGCGAACTTGAGTGGGAATTCACTGAGCAGTTGCACTGGAAAACAGGCAAGCCTCTTATGACTAAAGAGAAAGCGCTTAAGTTAACTACCGACGCCTTTACATTAGTGTCTAATAACCCGACCCCAATGGAGCGCCTGTATGCTGGGCACTCTAACAAACTAAAGGGGTTAGCTAACAAGGCTAGGCTTGAGCAGATTAAGACCCCCAATGGGGTACAATCTCCTTCAGCTAAGAAAGTCTATGCCGAACAGATAGTCCGGATAGATGCTGCCATTGCCCTAGCCGAGGCTAATGCACCTAGAGAACGTCAAGCACAACTCATTGGTAATGGTGTGTTAAAGGCTAAGTTAGAAGCCAAACCAAACATGGATTGGGCAGAAGAAAAGAAGGTAAGGAACCAAGCCTTGGCTGCGGCACGCCTGCGTGTAGGTGCAAAGAAAGACAAGATAGTAGTCAGCCCTAAAGAATGGGAAGCTATACAGGCTGGTGCCTTTAGCGATTCAAAAGTACAGGACATCATACGTCATGGAGATACTGATCAGCTTCGTGATCTTGCTACACCAAAGACCAAGAAGCTTATGACTTCATCTAAGACTAAGAGAGCTATGTCAATGCTAGCATTGGGATACACTAGAGCTGAAGTAGCACAACAACTTGGTGTATCAGTATCAACCCTTGATCAGTCTATGGTAGGTGGAGATGCGTAGATCAATGCTAACTACAATAGACAATCCTTATGATCCTTTCGTTTACTTTGATGAATGGAACGAGTATGATATGAGGAAAGGGCACCATACCCTCTCCTTCCTGGCTAGGATAGTGGTGAGTTCACCAGAATTATCTGAAACTTTGCAGGAAGAGGCTGTAGAAGTGGCTATTGATGAAATAGTTTTTGAAAATATCAATGGTAAATATAAAAAAGTTACAAAAGAAGTTGATGAGGAGTAGAAATGACGGGAGGGGGGGGGTCTCGCACAAGGTACCCCCCCTTCTCAT